GTTCTCTTCATAGTCATCTAAGTATTCAAAGCCTACAGTAAGGCCTCGAATAAAGTCAATAATAATTTGCATTAGAACATTTCACAAGCGCCAGAGACGCAAGCAAACTCGTGCATGTTAACTGTAGAATCATCTGTTTCAAACTTATCAAACTCTGCCCAATCAACTGCTGGGAATTGTTTAACAGCTGCTTCATATTCTTCTTTAGTACAGTCTTGGTATGGAGCTTGTTGGTATACGTGATCATTAAATGGTAAGAAACTTACACCACCTACATCATCAAAGTATTTGTATACCCAAGCACCAACTTCCATCCACTCTTCTTCACGTACATAGACAGTGATTGAAGGGTTATGTTCACACCAGTAACGTTTGAATGCAATGTAATGTTCTAGTTGTTCAACAGCAGACCATTGTTTACGGAGAATAGATCCTTCAGGAGCTTTTTGTGGGAATGAAAACACAAGGTTACTATCATTCATCACATCAACTTCATTAGGAACACCTTTTTCTTTTAGAAAAACAGCGAGAGGGTCCTTAACATCAGCTCTAACAGTGCGGATGTAATAGTCACTATGCCTAGGATGAATACCAGAAGCAGAATCAACAAGCTGAGATACGGTACCGGAGGGTTTAACAGTAGTGATAGCTGCGCTCTGAGGGATTCCAAGCTTGCTTGACCATTCTTTATTAGTTTCGATAGTAGCATTCTTTAAATCCTTTAAAGTTTCTTCAATGTCTGTTGATTGAAGCATTTTGTTATCTAGAATACCAGTAAAACTTACACCGAGGAGACGCTCTTCTTCTGCGTTTCGTTGCCATACTTTCCGTATGTATTTGAAATCGGTGAGAGTGCTTTGAAAAGTCCCAAGGATTGTAGCAATGCGAACCTTGTTACGTAAGTGTTCGACAGTATCATCTGATCGTACAACGACTTCTGTGAGGTTACAAAATCCACAAGGTCTGAGGATGATTTCTCCGCAAGGGTTTGTTCCAAACTCGTGATCAGGGTCTCGACGTCCTGTAGACTCCGCTTGCAGTCTTGCAGAAACCCTGTTAAATATTCCACGCTCTCCTGATTTACTGTCATATAAAGTTTTCCATTCATCCATGAAGATGCCAATATCAGGTTTTTCTGTATAGGCAACTGAGTTATTAGCTAGAGCACGTTGCTTTTCATCTTCCCACCAAGCACCGTTCTTAGCATTACGCATACGCTCATCAGTGAGGTTTGATAGAGAGATCAGGGCTGACCTACGTACGCCACCTACAACAACGATCTGAGCAATCTTACATACTAAATCATGACACTCTACTGAGTTTAGTTTTCGTCCAGAAGCTTTTTGAAATAGTCCAATGGCGAATTGAAATAAATCTTCAAGTGGTTTAGGACCGGAGGCACGTCCTCCAAACGTCTTAAGTCTAGCTCCAGCTGGCCTAATTCTGGTTGTGTCCATGGTAGGTATAAGGCCGGTGTAGAGCAGTCCAATAAGCTCTCTAAGAGCAGTGGCCCATCCTTGCTTCGAATCAGCGACCGTGATTGTAGTTCCGGTACGAGAGAACTCACTAGCAACTGTAGGGAGTTTAGAGATGTACTGTCTTTCAACTGAGAATCCAAGACCTGTTCCATTCATTAAAATAAACATAGCCTCATCGAATGCACGTACGTCATCGATAGGAAGGTATGAACAATTGTATCCAGCAATGTTATCTCTTTCTAGAGCAGCTCCTGCGGTCATAAGGGCTCGCATAGACGGCATTACATCTAGATTGTAAATAGCTTTGTGGATTTCTTTGTACGGGAATGTCTCAGGGAACTTTGCTTTCCAAAAGTCACAGTATCTTGTTACTGTTTCTTCCCAGGTTTCTCGACGACCCTTGTCAGGTAACCATCGAGCATAACGACTAGCGTGGATATAATGTTGGTAGTCATTTAAATTATTCATTAAAATCTTCTTCTAATTCTTTCTCAAGCCTGTCAGCTTGTTCTTCAATCTTGTCTTCAAATCTGGAGACAATATCTTCACTAGTAATGTTAAGTACTTCAAGCAAAGTAATTTCATCGACCTCACGAAGCTTTTGAAATATATCAGTTAGGGTTAGTGGCATTAACAATCCTTTTGATATACCACATTGCTTTTTCTAAGTCTTCAATACCATTCTTTCGTTTCCATCTCCACAAATATTTAATAGCATTGCCAGTACACATGGCTTCAAATGATTCTAGCCCAGTAATAGCTGATTTAATTGCGTCAATGCACTCTACAGTTTGTTTGTAATGATCTGGGTTAACAGGATCTGGTTGTTTAAAGTTAGATTGTTTATAATGTTCTACGTCTTGTTCGTTGATCATACTTTAATTTGCTTGTCTAATCGTGGCATGGGCCACGTCGGTTTTGGTTGAACGACTCCAGGTACCACATGAGGTACACTGATACCGTTGATAAGTCCCTGATATAGTTCTTGCAGTCCCACGTCTTTGTATACTATGTGATCCGCAGTTTGGACATACATGTTCTTCTCCACTAAATAAGTTTCTATTTGGATGGTTTTTAATCCAAGGTAATACTTTGTGGTATACATTTTCTAATAGCACAACGTCTTGTTTGTTGTACGCTTCCATTACTTTCCAAGCTTTGCTTTCACCGGCCATACATCTGACCCAAAGGCTATGACCCTCATGTTGATGCTTAGAACCAAGGCCTAATCTTTGAGCCACATAATCCAGTTTGTTAGAAGGAAATCTAAAGTTGCTACGAACACTACGAAGTAAGTCAATCTGTTTATACGGCGACGGTGGTCGTAAGTCATGAAGCAGGAACTCTTTGTTAAGTGTAGGAATATCAAACTTAGTACCATTATAGTGTACAACAGCATCAGCATCCTCCAACAGCTTATGAATACCTTTTAACATGTCTTTAGGTTTAGATTGATGTACTGAATCAAACATAACTTTCTTATCACCTAACCATTTAGCAGCCCAACACATCACGTATGATGACTCTTGTAACTGATTAATGGATACGTTTTGTTGCCACAATCCCCACACGTGTGCGGTGTTAGGACTGGTTTCAATATCTAATAAAAGGATTTTCACTTATCATATTCCATTGTCTTATGTGCTTGCCACAATAGGTTCCCTATAGAATCAACAAGACCTTCATTGTCTCTCATTGTTTCTTGACCTAATGTATTAAACAACATGTGCATTAATTCATGGTAGAATGTAATACCTTTAAGATCATGTGGTTTAATATTGCTATCGAACCAGATTTCACCATCATCATATCTACATAATCCATGTGCATCTGATTTAGAAAGACCATCTTTTAATAATACATTAATGGTCTGTCCACCTAGTTGAAAACTACTGGGAAGTTTGAACTGTTTCATTAGTAGCTTTCTTTGGGCGCCCTGCTGCAACAACAATATCTGCTACACGAAAAGCTTCTGAAGCCATCTCATCGTAGTTTAAGTCAGCACATGTACGTAGTAAATGTTCTAGCATAGTACTAGCAAACATAGATCGTTGTGAAATAGATACACCCTCTTTAAAGCCTTCTAGGAAAGCTCCTCGCAAGGCATTCTGCATGTCTTGTTCTGAGACATGGTTACGTCCAATTAATAATTCTTCCATTACTGTAGCTCCTCTGGTCCATCGACCATGTGTAATTTGTTAGCTTCTACAACCATAATACCTTGTTGTATTAACATATTGATACCATAATCAACTACAAAGTGTAGTTCATTTTGTGAGAGGTCTGCTGTAAACTCAGCACTTCCATCTTCTTTTTCTATAAAAGTATTAATTTTCATTTAAGCCAAGACTCCGGAAGACCATCACGCAAGTCAGACCATTCAAAGCCTGCCTTGGTTGCCCAGTCTCCATAAGAAGTCTTACTACCCTTTCTAATTTTAACACGAGCATTCTGAAAGAAGATATAAAAGATATAATCTGGGTATTGTTCTTTAACCCATTTCATTTTCTTTCTATCCTCCGACGTAAGTTTCCCTTTAGTCTCGATGTAGACTTTGTCTTTGACTTTCCAGTCAGGAATATATGTTCGTGTTATTTCTGGTTGTTTAAATTTAAGTCTGTCTGGTTCATACAGGACTGTCGGTGGTAGTATTTTCCGTACTCGTTCCTCGAACTTCGACTTGTAAATCTGAATCAATTGGTGGTTCCCACATCTGGTTTTCTTGTCTTTGTATGAAGAGAAGTTTACCGTTGGTTAGTAAGTCGATGTCAGCACCATACATGTCTTTGACATAGTTGTACATCTCTATTTCATTAGAGCAATAGTCAATAGCATCTGAATGGTATTGCATAAACTTGGGCCATTTCTGCCGAGCTTTACCGTCATAACCTTGTATGTTATCGGATACATCACCTAAGATTAGTTGCTTATAAAAGCTTTTTAATCCTTCTATTGGGCTTACAAACACACGGTCTTTAGTCACAAAGTTAAAGTGATGACCTGGTATTTGTTTTAAATCTTTATCAATAGAACAGATGATATAGTCCATCATACTATCACTGATGGTAGCTGCGATGCCTATAAGATCGTCAGCTTCATTACCGTTAGAGATGATTGCATTCCAGCTTTCAACTAGATACTTCCTGCAAGCTTCTAGATGTACTGGTTTAGGTTTGTCTTTGCGGTTAGCTTTGTAGAGCGGGTATAGTTCGTAACGGAAGTTGTTTCGACCAGTAAGAAAACATTGATACTGATCGCTTTCAGATTCACGTAGAATATCCCGCATCATAACATCAGCCCTGAGGATTGCTACGTCCTCGGGCTCATGCTCAGCACTGGCAGAACAGCGATATGCGACGATGTCGCCGTCTATAAGGGCTATCATTCGATTGTTGGAATGTCCTCTGTTAAGTCATCAAAGAACTGTGGAGAGTCTTCGGCTTTACCAAACACAAAACTCTCTAGTTGTTTAGCGACGGAAAGGACTTTATCCACTTCCAGACTTTTGGCACCCACTGCGAGAATGTTAATGGCTGCTGAGATACTCGACTGACGGACGATGTAGACTTGACGTGCAGCTCTTTCTTCTGAAGTTTCGTACGTGCTACGGGGCGTTGGACTTGCACTTTTGGTTTGGCTGACACCGCCTTGTGTTTTGTTTGCTTCTGTAAACTCCCAGTAACCTTTGTCGTTTTTAGCGAATTGGACATCAAATACTTCTCCTTGTTTAGCTGTTGATAGTGTTGCGTATAGCGCTTTGTTTGCAAAGCTTACTACGTTCTTTTTCTCTTGTTTACCTTCTTGGTTTAAGTACTCAACAACTGCTAATTGATACTTGCCTTTGTTTTGTACGTCAACATTACTGATTGTAATTTGCATTACTGTGTTACCTTTCTTTGTTTTAAATACTCTGAGTAGTATTCTACACTAGAGTTCATAGTGTGACCGACGCTGCACTCACACTTTAGTGGCATGTTTGGTTTGACTCCGAACATCCTGTTAAAATTATCAGGCATGTCTTCGAAACAAGATTCAAACAACGACACTACTTCATCTACGTTAGACTCTGGTACATCAACTAAGATAGAGTCATGTATAGTTCCTATTAGCCTAGCTTGTAGTTTTTGTTTTTTTAGGCGGTTGAAGAACGATACTCGGATGATGGCCATAATATCATGGCCTGTTCCCTGCACGGGATGGTTGGTTAGAGTTGTCCAAGGGATTTGTCGATCTCCCCTACGATCCAGAACCATCTCGAATTTCCATTCTCTTCCTTGAGGCCCAACAATAGGTTGACCTCTTGCAACAGTCGATGCCCAGGATTTGTGACAACGATCCAATCCCGAATACTTGGAGAAGAACTTATCTCCAATAGCCTCCCAATACCTAATACTGTTACTTGTCGTAGCAAACTCTTGATCTTTGGAAAAGGCGTAGGCACTTCCACGATATATAGTCCTGAAAAGGTATTTCTTGGCGATAAGTCTGCTAGGAAGTTCGAAAGCTCTTTGATTCTCTGTGTGTAAGTCGACACCGTTTACGATTTCCTCTATACCTGTTTTGTCTTGTGATAGCCATACTGCAGTCCACCACTCTAACGCTTTTGCATCTGCTTGTATTAACATATACTAATAGTATACCACATTATTTAGGAGTTGTCAAGTAGCATTTATCAATTTCTTTTACTGGATGAAACACTTTGTTATATGTGTCCTTATCAAACATCATTAGAGCATCTTTAAACGTGTCTGCACCGTGCATAGCGACGTAATCAC